GAACGCGCTCGCCGGATTAACCGAGTTAGAAAAATTGTAAAAGATGACCGACCGAAAGCATAAAGCCGGAGATCCGCGCCCTGGAGCCTTTGACCCCGAAGGCGAGGATTATGATTACAGAACGGCTCGGAAGTCTGGCTTGAAGGCAGATGCTGGGGGGCATTGGCCCTCCAGAGAGCCTAAGTCGGGCCGACTCTTAAAAGGGCGCAAGCATCCTACTTTTCAGAAAGGCGTGGATGCCGACGCAAAGATGGGGTACGCCCTCGAAAAACGAGCGGACGGAAGATACTACACAACCAAGCGTAAGAATCCAGGAACTGGTAACCACCCCCGAAATAAATGACCGAAAAAGAGCAACAGCTCCAAGACCTCATAAGAATCGACCCGGAGGTGTGGTTCAGCACTTTTGCGGTCATCAAGGACAAACGGGGCAAGGATATCAAACCCGCACCCAATACTTTGCAGAAGCGCATGTTCGCGCACTACCGCAAATGCCAAATAGAAGGCAAACCATGCAAAATGATCATCCTGAAACCCCGTCAGAAGGGGGCGAGCACATGCGCTCAAGCCCTGACATACCACCACATGAGGAAGCACGAGAACCTCAGCGGGAGCCTGATGGGGGACATAGCGGGAACGTCGGACAAAGTTTTCGAGATATACAGGAGATATGCGGAAAACGACGCGTTCCCATGGAACGATTTCGGAACAAACCTCGAGGACGGTGGAAGTCTCGCCGACGAGATCAGGCTAGTCAGCAAAAGCGTTTACGGAAAAGAGACCGCAGGATCCAAAAATGCCGGTCGAAGCGGGACAATTCAGGTCGGTAACATGACCGAGGTCGCTTTTTGGCCTCTGGGTGGTGAGAGAGACCCCGCATTGGGGTATTTGCAGTCTTTGTACGATGGGGACAATGTCTCGCTCGTAGTGGCCGATTCGACGCCAAACGGTCCCGCCGGGTGGTTTTACAGGACTTGGGTGCAGGATAACGAGTGGGCGAAGATATTTGCCGCTTGGTTCGAGTTCGACGACTCCGAAGTTCCGTTCAAATCTAAAGTTGAACTTCAGAATTTCAAGGATTCTTTGACCGACGACGAGAAATCCGAGATGGAACGATTCGACGTCACCTGGGAAAACATGCATTGGAGACGCCGTACGCTCCAAGACAAGTGTAATGGTGACGTAAGCAAGTTTAGACAGGAGTACCCGAGCGACCCCGAGGAATGTTTCCTCATGTCATCCCGCCCGAGATTCCATATCGACGTCTTGAAGGAGATGTCAGACGCGGCCGAGAACCAAAGTTTCGTTACAGGCACTCTTTCTTTGCAGGAAAACAAGACCGTCAACTTCCACAGGGACAAGGGTGGGGGTTGGAAGATCTACGATGAGCCCGAGCACGACTCGAAATACATCATCGGGGTCGATACCTGCACTGGAGAAGACCAACAAATGCAAGGATTGGCCGCCGATCCCGATTATCACTCCGTGCAGGTCTGGAAAGCCCCGTATGAGGACTGGAATGGGGATTGGCACGTAGCTCGCATGGTTGCCGTCCACCATTCGCGGGTGGACATAGGCATCCTTGCCGAGGAGATTCAGGCCGCCGCCGCCTGGTACGGGGGTGCTTTCGTAGTCCCCGAGGTCAATAACAGCGGTTTGGCCATCGTTAAGTACCTTTTGGAGGCCGGTGTCCACGTATACCAACGGAGAAAGGTCAATAATTCGACGGGCATGGTTGAGAAGTTCTTCGGTTGGCAGACCGACAAGATCACGAGGAAGACTCTGATCGACCATATGGCTGCCGAATTGATGGATCGGAACTTCGATATTCCCGATGTCGACATTTTACACGAAATGAAGGTCTTCGTTGTTGACGAAAAGGGCAAGCCCGCGGCTGCCCCCGGTCACCATGACGACCACGTTTTGGCGGCCGCTCTATGTTTATACAACATGGAATCCGCATCAACTTTCAGATCACCAAAGAAAAAGAAAATAACAAACAGAATGCTCAGAAAGAATCCTTCTTTCATGTGCCCGGACGGATTCGTTCGCGCGCACCCGTCCAATTACAAGCGGTTGAGCAGATAACTGTAAAGTAGGAGAATACGAATTATGGCAGTACCAGTTTTACCAGCAGTAGTAGCGTGGTGGTCGTCACTCGGTCTTTCGGGTAAGGCGATCGCCGTATCATTAGTAGCTTGGACGGGGTGGGAGCTCTTTTCGGACGACGACAAAGAAACGCTGAAAACAGCCAAGACCCCTGAAGAACTCGAAAAACGTCTTCCCGATACCGTCAAAGCTCAACTAGAAGCCATCGGACGCGCCACAGACGAAGGTTTAAAGTCAGGAGCAATAACCGCAGAGTCCACGCCTGAGGAACTCAATAAATATCTTGAAGGTGCCCAAAAGGCCAAGACCTCGATGGGTCTAGAAAAGGATCGGATCGGCCTTGGCGCTCTCAAAAGAAGAGAAGAGATCGAGGTAGAAGATCACAATGCCCGTTTCATGACCGACGACCAAAGATCCAAGGTCAAGCAACAGAAGGGTGATCTCAGCTACCACGATACCCAGCACGAAACAAGGGCTAGATATCTTTACGACAAAAAATTCGGCCAAGGACGTTTTGACGATCTGGAAGGCCAAGCTCGCTTGGACGCCATGAACGCGTACAAACCAGCCACAGCCTCCCCAGGGGGTCAAATGAGCCACGGTCAGCAGGCGACTCGAGGCATAAAAACCGCCAGGAGCAACCAAGTAAACCGGCATCTTGCCAACCAAGCCCGAACTCGTAGCTTGGACGACCCGTCTTATCCCCGACAAACATGGGACAAGGATACGGATGATTATAATGACAACGACATACGCGACGGAGCCGAGCCCGGATTTGACCCCGCCGAGCATGACCCCAAGCACCCCCGCCATACCAAGTACAAAGAACAAAAGAGCCTCGAGCAACCGGGCGCAATAGGGGCCCGACGAGGCCAAACATGGAGAGCGGAGAATGCAGAAAACTTAGGACTCACCCCCACGCCAAAACCCCAAACTCTCGAAAAACCAGCCCCCGCCAAAAAAGAGGAAAAGATTCCATATCAGAAACCCGGCAATCAAGGCACAGGCTACCAAGGCCCCACAGGCGAGGGAGGCCCGTCCGGTAGAAAAGGTGAAGAGCTTAGACCATGGGTTAAGGATTTATTCGGCATAAAAGACGAGCCAGACCCAGGGTCAACTGGTGGGAAGATTACACCAAAACCACCAAGCAAACCTAAAAATGCCGACGGGTATACTATAGACAAAGGTCTTCAACAAATGAAAGAGGGGGCGAATACCAGCAACCCCAATATTCATATCCCGGATATGCCCGAGACCACCTTGCCCGACGATTTCGAAAGACATACGGGTATGACACCTCAAGAGCGTCTACACTCACTTAGACCCACCAATTGGAAACACAAATACCCCAATAGATTCAACCAAGACAATAAGCCTTTTAAAGAAGCTTTAGGTGATTATGAAGCAAGTCTTGAGAATTACTATAGGCAGAACCACATGCCCTCCATTGCCGCCGCAGATGGGAAGATAACCCCAAGAGAGCAAAGGCAGCTTGCAGAGTGGGCCAAGTACTCGAAGCAAGATGATTTCTACGGGAAAGAATGGATCGATCGAATGCTCGCCAATGGTATGTCTCCCGACGATATTATAAAAAGGATGGTGAGGGAGACCGGAAACACCGGTCCGGGGACGTCTCTTAGGGGTGGCCAGATAATACAGCCAAACCCCAAACAGACCCGAACCGTCTCAGTTATGGAGGGTGACGACGATTCTTACGGCCCCGACATAATGAATACAGTGCAGTCTCGCCAAGGGCATCGGGTAAATTACCCCCAAAAGAACCGCGGAAACATCCTCCACCCCAACACCTTGCGCAACAAGGCAAAAAGGATCCAAGACAAGGACGGAAATTGGATTGACGCCACTAAAGAGATCACTACCGGCGTAGATGATTCCGATGTAGAAAGAGCTCGCCAATATCTCTTCCCCAACCAACCAGCTTCAAAGCCTACCCTAGAGGCTCCCGCGCCAGCTCCCGAGCCAGCTCCCGAGCCTGAGGCTCCCGACACCAGAGAAAGTATGGTGGAGTACGACCCCATCACAGGTACATACGCCCCCAAGACTCACTGGATGAATCAAGATCAGGGCAAGTACGAGCCACCCCCATTGGAATACGGTACGACAGCCCCCGAAATAGGGGAGCCGGCACCATACGAACCACCCGTCGAACCAACGGCAGGTCCTATGGAAATGCCCGATGACTTAAACGCATTCCCAGGTCCGGATGTCACTCCTCAACCAATGGAGTTCGAGCAAGAGACAGACCCACTTATCGCAGGGGAACCCCCCGCAAAGCCTGAGGTTAATTTGACCGAAGGCGCTATGCCGATGCCGGATGATTTGAACGCGTTCCCCGGCCCGGACATGTCTCCCGCCCCCGACCCAATTCCCGAAGGTGCCGTCGATTGGACCAAAGTCCCGACCCCAGGAACTGAAGTCGATCCAAGCGGTAAGCTTACCCATTTGGCGCCACAGCCCGGTGAAGCACAGAACGCAGGTCCGCAGGACGTACCCGGAGCGGACATACCTAACCAAGGAAACCCCGTTCCCGACCCGGCCATAATGGGAGCGAATGCAACCGATCCTCAACCAATGGCTGGCGCCCCTAACATGGATCTGCCTGCTGCTCCCGAGCTCCCCGATCCGGGTATGCCTCAGAATCTCGAGCTTAAGCCAGGAGAAATTCCCGAACCCGATCCTCTCGAAGGTCAAATGGAGCATACGGTTCCTCCCGGCGTGGTATTCAATGATCCAAAGGACAGGATACCA